GGAACACGTCCGGAGCGGCACCCTTGCCGACCCGTTCCTGCTTCATCTCGTGGATGCGGTAGCCAACGCTCACGCTGCGACGGATGCCGTCGACGACGTCGTTGAAGATCTCGCTCGCGCGCTGCCCGCGTCCGAAACGGACACGGACCCGGCCCCGCCGGTCGCCATCGATGGAGACGTTTTCAACAACGCCGACTTGGTCCGTCGGGTTGTGATCGACCAGGACCGGCCCGCCGTTTTCGAGGCGCCCAATGCGCACCGAGGTCGGAGAGTGATCGAGGATTTCGGTGCCGAAGGACCGGTCAACCGGCTCTTCGGAGGAGAACGCGAGCTCAACAGTTCGAGCCTCGGAGTTGATCGAGTCGCGCGCGACATCGAGCGCGCGGTACTGCACAGGCAAATCAAACTTGCTGTGGGTCATTACTGCCCCCATTGGTGGGTTGTTGCTGCTGAATGGAGATGCCGAGCTGCTCAAGGCGTGATTGCTCGGCGGCCAGCTCGCGCCAGACGTCGTCCGGATCTCGGCCCTGCTCGCGGATGACTTCGCCGCGGGACTTCAGTCCGTTGTTGATTGCGGTGACGTTGGCGTCGGTGTCCTTCAGCGGATCCACCCACGACCAGCGCCGCGGCTGGAAGCTCGCGGACTTGTATCGATCAATGTCCTGCGCGCGGAGGCTGCCGCCGTTGGGAAGTGCCACGGCGTTTTGCAGGCCGATTGCGGTGTCGATCCACGTCTCGTAAACCGGACGAACAAACCCGTCGATGAACCACGTTTGCAGTGATTTCCACGCTTCGCGGTCTTCGAGAACGCCCGCTCGGATCGAGCTGTAATTCACACCCTCCAGATCGTTGGAGAGGCCCGCGTAGGACACGCCCAGTCCGGCGCTGATACCGCGCAGGCACGCCTTTGTGAACTCGCCGAACTGTTGGTGTGGGTAGTCAGGGTTGAACGACGTGAACGACGTGCCGGCCGGCAGCTGCTCGAACGTACCAGGCGAAACGTCTGTAATGACCGCGCCATCGGAATCGGTGTCGCTGCCGGTGTATCCGTCACCTGCGGCACTGGTGAAGAAACCCATTTTCGCAGCGCCGACGCGAGCGGCCGTAATCGCGGCCTCTTCGTATCCCGCCAGCATCTGCAGGCGCGGGAGCGCGGTTGCCAGCATCGGGAATCCGCGCAGCTGGCCGACGTACTCGCTGATGAACAGGTGCAGCACATCGTCAGCCGGAACGGCTGTGTGCCCGTTGTCGCCCTTGAACCAGTAATTAACGGCACGCCCGACGGCATCCACCTCAACGCCGAACCTGATTCGGTTGCGGCCTTGGCGCGGATCGACGTTCAGCTCGACATCGAGCAGGTCCGGATCCATCGCCAGCAGCGAGAACCCGAACTGGTTGCCGGCCTTGCGGTTCACGATGGCAATGAACTCGCCATCCACCGCGACACTGGCAAGCGCCATTTGCTGCATCTGCACCCACGACAACCGGCCGGCGGTGTCGCATGTGGATGCGCGGCCCCACTTCTGAAACGCTGCCTCGATGGCGTCGTTTGCTGCGGTATCGAGCGGCCCGTACTGCGCCGTGAATGCGGGAGAGTTTTCTACCGTGGCCTGTATGGTGATGCCGTTCGGCCCAACCACGTTGGACTTCACCAACTGCACGAACCGGCTTGCGTAGTCGTTGTTTCGGTACTGCTCGCGGCTTCGCGCGCGGAGCACTCGCAGGTTTTTCTGCGTGACGTCGTGAACAGAAACGACGGTCGTCGTCCAGCTCGATGTCAGGCGGTCAGGTGCGCCGGCGGTGTAGTACCGCGTCGCCGGCTGAAACGCGCGCACGGCTGATCCGCCGGCGGTTGCTTTTCGCCGGAACAAATCGAGCAGGCCCACGCTACATCCTCACGCGGATGGTGCCGGTGGCCCCCACCCCTGCGGCGATCTTTTGCGCCTTCTCTTCTGCTGCGAGCTCTGCCTTGTATTTGTCGCGCCACGTCAGCAGCTGCTCGGGGCTCATCTTTGAGATCGAGCGCCCGCCGATGGAGTAGGCCAGTTGATCGGATGAGGCCCTGCCCTCGAGCGTCGCCTCCAGCGCATCGAGCGTGCGCTGCACATGCGAGCGGCCATCAACCGCGCCAGTGGCGAAGTTAGCGTCAACTTTGAGCTGTCCCGAGGCGACCGTGTATCGCTCGGATGTGGCGGACTTGGTGACATAGGCCTGCCACGCGTACTGGCCTGGCGTCCACGCTGCAGTAGTCGCGGCCGCCAGCGTCACCAGGTGCGTGCCGTCTCCGTAGTCTGTACCGGTCACGGAGAGCCGGACGCCGTCGCGCACGATGGCGTAGCTGAGCACCCAACCGTTCGCCGGCAGATACTGCGGCAGGTTCTTGGTCCATGACGCTGAATCGCCCGCGACGATTTCAGACGGCTCCACGATGTCTGTCATTTCTTCCACCCTGTGGACCATCCACCGCCAGGCCTGCGCGCTCGCGCTGGCTTGCGGGTTTGGACGATGCGATTGATCGGATCTTCAGTCGGTGCCGGTGACGGCGCCTGTCGTTCCTGCTGCGCGACGCGCCGAGAGACGGCGGACCACACAGGATTCAAAATGCGAAGCGCTGCGTATGCGTACACTCGGCAGTCGAGCGCCTCATTGCGTGCGCGGACCTTCACCCACTCTCTGCGCGGGAAGCCCTTGCTGAATCGTGTGACGATTCGCTCGGCGGTCAGCTGCAGGAAGTAATCGTCGGAACGCTCGAACGGGAAATGGCAGTAGCCCGGCCCCACGTCGTCGATTTTCAGGCGTGAGTAGATGGTGCCCTTGGCGTCATCAACGCCCACCAGGTGCAGGTCCACCTTTCGGTTCCCGCCGCCCTGGTGCTTGCGGCTCAGCGTCACCACCGGACGCCCGGCGCCCGCCACGCCCTTCAGAGCAAACACTCGGCGTATGGCGCGCCTGCGGCAGTAGTCGTAAACAACCTGCGTATGCGATCCGCCGGAGTCGATGCCGGTGGCGGTGATGTGCATCGCCGTGCCGGTCTCGTGCTGGTATGTGCGGGTCAGCGCCGCATCGAGCGCAGCCCATACATCCCCGCGCGCCGGATCACCGTGAATGACCAGGTAATCAATGGACCAGCTTTCTTCGCCGTCGCCCCACGCGACCACTTCCATCTCGAGGCGGTCGGACTGGACGTCGACGCCTGCAGTCAACAGCACCGCGCGGTCGGGCACTTCTGCTGTGTATTCCTCGCGACGCGAGAGCAGGCCGGTGTCATCGACACCCTCGCCGCTGTCTTCCCACGTCTCGCCGAGAGACGTGTTCACCCATGTCTTCAGGGTTTCGGGGGAGCGCTTGGCTTCAACGAATGCCTGCGCAATACCGCCCAGCGTGGACCATGGCGAATAGAGCTCAGAGAGATGGAACCCTGCCCGCCCGGTGAACGGCGCCGTCGCCCGCCACTCGCCTCGCCGGATCATCGCGATGCGTTGGCCGTCGTTCAGCAGGCCGCCACAGCTCTCGCAGGCATACTGCGCTTTCTGTGGCTCTCCGCTCGGCCATGAAACGTTGGCCCACTTCAGCACCTGGTATTCACCACAGTGCAGGCACGGCACGAAGAATCGCCGCTGGTCGGATGCCTCAAACTCCAGCTCAATGCGGCTGGCGCCCTTCACCGTTGGCGTGGACGTCAGCAAGATCTTCCGGTTCCAGAACGTCGCGGTGCGTTTGCGCGCGAGGTTTACCGGGTCGCCCTCGGTCCCGGCTGATACCGGGTAGCGATCAACCTCGTCGCAGAGCAGTACGCGGATCGGACGGCTTGCCAAGCTGGCTGGCGAGTTTGCGCCCGCGAGCGTGATGTGGCCGCCGGGAAAAATCTTGTGAAGCAGCGTGTTCGACGACTCGCGCCGACCGCCGACATGCACCAGCTCGGACAGGCAGCTGGTGTCGCGCATCATTGGAGCAAGCCGGTCCTTGGACCATGCCTGCGCCATCTCGATCGTTGGCTGCAGCACCAGTATCGGGCACGGGTCCCGGTGCATCAGGTAGCCGACCAGGTTGTTGATCACTTCGGTCTTGCCGACCTGCGCCGACGACATCACGACAACCGTCTCAACGCGCGGATCAGAGATCGAATCCATGATCCCGCGCTGATATTCGGCGCGGCTGGTGATCCATTTCCCCGGCTCGGCAGAGGCTTCGCTCGACAGCTGCCGATGCGTATCAGCCCACTCCGAAACGGTCTGTTTCGGGGGCGGTGCGAACGCGGCAAAGCAGGACGAGACGAGGCTATTCGCTCTCTTCTGGTCCATCGTCCTCCACCGTCTCGCGGGTCAACTCGGCCAGCGCCTCGAGGACGCCCGCCTCAATCGCGTCTTTAACCTCAACCGTGTCGGTGGATCCGAGCACAATGGGTGTCAGTTTGGTCGGCAGGGACAGCAGTCGAGCCCGGACCCGGCGGAACGCATCCGAGATGGAGCGCGTCACGTCCTCGGCGCGCACCAGATCGCCGCGAACTTCTTGCTCATCGAGCGCGGCTTTGTTCGCCTGGTGGTGAGCAAGTCGGGCGCGCTCGGCGTTTAGCTCAAGCGCACCATCCGGCGTGACAGGTGCGGGCTGCTTGATGCGGCCGGCCGCCTTGCCACGCAGGTTGCGGATGTAGGCGATCCGGCACGCGTCTAGGTCGAGTCCGCCCGGCCCTTTTGCTGGCGGAATAACGCCGTTGGCGATCAGTTCGCGGACGGAATTGATCGACAGATCGACGTGATCGCCGACCTGTTTAAGCGTTGCCAAATGCAGCCCCCGCTAAGTGCATGAAATATATAGGGCGTTTTTGCCGGGCCGCTCAAACCCGCACGGTTTTGCTGGGAAGGACCCGTCATCGCTGGGCGACCCTGATCGCGATCGATCGCTCATCGATGCGCCCTGCCGTCGTCGTGACTCGGCACGTCACCGTGTACTCGGTCCCCGCCTCGCCGCCGCTCAGCCAAATGGTCGCGGTCGTGGTGGTGTTGCTGGTCGCGGTCTGCGTTATGCCGGTCTCGACGGTCCATGCGACCGTGCTGATCGTGTCGGTCGTCAACCAACTGGACCAGTTGATGGTGTAGTCCAGCGTGGAGTTCGGGTCTTTGGTCGCGGTGTAGGTTTCGAACGTCGCCATCTGATTACCTCATGCTGCGACGGCGAATGAACGATCCTCCGCTGTCACCGTGAACTGTCTTTGCTCAAACGGCACAACCCACGCACGCGTGTCCTCGACAACGAACGTGCGCTGGTCTGCTGCGACGATGAACACCCGATCATCTGTTGCGACTCGGAACGTGCGGATCGCTGGCGTCGCGACGGCCGTAACCACCGTCAGCGTGACGCTGCCCGTGATCGCCGCCGCAGCCACCGCAGCTAGCGGTATGCCGGTGGTCAGCCCTGCCGCACCCGTGACCAGCACACCGTTCGACGCCACCAGGCGGATGCCTGTGGTGAGTCCTGCGTTGCAGGTTGCTGTTGCCGATCCTGTGGCCGACAGCGGTATGCCCGTCGTCAGGGCTGCCGATGCTGTCGTGCTTGCGCTGGCAGATGCTGCGAGCCGCACAGACGTGGTCAGTGCAGCCGTCTGCGTTACTGTTGCCTGCGCCGATGCAGTCAGCCCGCCCGCGGGAGCGGTCAGGTCTGCCGTCTGCGTGACAGCAACCGCCACGCTCGACGCCAGTGGGATACCCGTGGTGATCGCGGCCGTCGTCGTGACAGCAGCTGCGGCCGTGGCCGCCAGCGGTATTTGTGTCGTCAGGCCTGCGGTGGCCGTGACCGCGGCCGATGCCGTGGCTGCCAGCCTGATCGCGCTCGTGAGCGCTGCTGTCGTCGTGACGGCGGCTGATGCCGATGCCGCCAGTGCCGCGCCACCCGTCTGAGTGGTCAGATCGGCGTCGTAGGACACCGAGACGTTGACGGACGCGGACAGCGGGATGGCTGTCGTGATCGCGCTGGACTGCGTGACCGCAACCGTGGCAGATGCCACAAGCGGGATCTGCGTCGAAAGCCCCGCTGTAGCCGTGACCGATGCGCTCGCGCTCGATGCCAGCCTGACGCCGGTGCTCAGCGCGCCGGATGCCGTGACGGCCGCCGTGGCCGACGCTGCGAGCCGGACCTGCGTCGAAAGCGCGCCGGTCTGCGTGACCGCTGCACTGGCAGATGCTGCCAGCGGAATCTGTGTCGAAAGCGTCGCCGAACTGGTGACGCTTACGGATGCGCTCGCATCCAGCGCGGCACTCGATGCCGCTGCGCTCTTGAACAGCAGCAGCAGAGACATGGATTAGCGCCTGCGCGGATTGAACGAATTCAACGGATCGTGCTGCGGGATCGGTCGGCGGTTCTCAGAAACAACGGCGTTCACAGTTGCAAGTCTATTGTTTGTTTGTATCGTGCCGCCGTTCCGCAGAGATATACCCATCGGGTTGACCAAATCTAAATCCCATATGACATGCGTAATCGCGTTGTTCGACTGCGTTCCGCTGCCAAGAAACGTCGGAAATTGACCAGACCAAATAGGCACGACAACCTGTTCAAAAACCATTTTTTCTTCGGCTGCTGAAATCAGGCCTGTCGTGTTTGGAAGGAATGCGTTAGCCAGTGTTCCGACAAAATAATCAAACCGCCCAATATCACCTTCAAACGCAGAAGTGCCCGCTGCTCCAATGTTTCCGACAGTTACGATTGTGTTGCCGGTAGCGTTCCCACTACCCGCGACGGTCTGGTTCACAGTGACCGGCTCGGGAATGGCAGTGCCGACCGAGCCCCAGACCCTCCAGGTTGTGACAGGACCGGTGTTGAATGAGTTAAGAAGGAAAGCAATAAAATGCCACCGGTTTACCGCCAACGCTAAACCGCTTGTCGTGTATTGCGTATCGGTGGTGCGGTCAAGAAAAAGGTTTATTTCGCTGGTCGTGCTGGCAATGACGGCTCGATTGACTGCGCCTACGCTCCACAATGCCTTTCCCGCCGTGAGCGTTGTCGGGTAGTACCATCCGGCAATGACGCCAGACCGCTGGGTAGTCCCCCAGACGCTTGTAGATTCCGTCCACGTCAGGTCGTCGCCAGTCGTGCCACCGAACCTATAAGACATCAGTTGCGCTCTACATAAACTACCAGTTGCAACGTCTCTCCTGCGGCGTTGGTAAAACCTGTGCGGGCTATCAGCGCGGCATACAACGATGTTCCGCCAGAACAGAAATACGGAACAGCGAGGTTGTATGCCTGAGCCACGCGGTTGGCACCCAGATCGTATGCCCCGGCCAGCGGGACAATTGCAACAGACTCAAGAACATCGGCGTCGGTGGCAAGGTTAAACGCCGCGTTATCCGCTGCCAGCGTGACAGCAGAATTGTCGAAGAATACGACATCCCAAGAGCCCATCGCGTCGTTGTAGCCTTGCAGGCTGACACCGACAATCATTCCAGTTCCACCAGAAAGGCGCGCGGCGTTTGCAACAGTAATCAACGTCCCAACCTGATCCCCCGCCGTATAAGCCGTCGTGCTGGTGCCCGACACTGCAACCGAAATCCGCTGCAAATCCCGACGCGATAGCGTGTTCATGTTCCCGGTGGGATCCACCGAGATTGCCGAGTAGTCGCCGTCAGCCGTTGAGCCAGTGCTGTGGTTCCGCACGCCAAGCATCAGCACGCCGAGGTCGCCATCCGCGTGCGCGGTGTCTTCCGTTTGAAAAACGGGTTTATCCGTGACGACTCGCGATCCCTCTGCGCCTGACGTGTTGACCACGCGCACGAGCTGCACGTCAGCCGTGTCGCCGGAATACGTCACCTGATCGGTTGCGACGTTGCGGCCGGTGCCCGGCGTCTGCGGAAAATTGTCAGCCATGCGTCAGGCTCAAGCGAACGTCAGGACGAGCGCGGCGGCTGCGAACGATGGTGCCGCGTCGCCGTTGTTGATGGTTTTGCTGGTCGTCAGCGCGCCGTGATAAAGCATGTTTCCAGCGGTCGACGCATCCCAGACAGCCCAGTGCGTGACAGTGCCCCAGTTCGC